TGCGGATTATGATATTCGTGAATTAACGTTAATTGCAGAAAAGAAAGACATAGAAATCAACACCAACATTGATATACAAGCATTTGAAAGTGTAGATCAGATTGTCAGTAGTCAAATTATCAACATTGACAGTGATCAATTTGACAAAAACATATTATTATCAATTTATAATAGCCTATGAGTTTAAAATTAAAAGAACTAACAGTTAAAAACTTTATGAGCGTGGGCAATCAAACCCAAGCTGTAAATTTTGCACAGGAAAACTTAACGCTTGTGTTGGGTGAAAACTTAGACCAAGGTGGAGATGACAACGGCAGTCGTAACGGCACGGGAAAAACCACCATTGTGAATGCACTAAGCTATGCATTGTTTGGCAATGCGTTGACTAATATTAAAAAAGATAATCTTATTAACAAGATTAACAATAGAAACATGTTGGTTACTCTGGCATTTGAAAAAGATGGCATGGATTATCGCATTGAACGTGGACGAAAACCCAATGTTCTACAGTTTTTTGTGAACGATCAAGCACAGGAAACTGAAGAAACAGACGACTCACAAGGAGACATGCGAGAAACGCAACGAGATCTTGATGAATTGTTGGGCATGAGCCATGACATGTTCAAGCATATTGTTGCTCTCAACACTTACACAGAGCCGTTTCTCAGCATGCGGGCAAATGATCAGCGAGTTATCATTGAACAATTGCTGGGAATTACTCTGCTGAGTGAAAAAGCTGAAGCATTAAAAGAACTTATTAGACAAACTAAAGAAAATATTACTCAAGAGTCTGCCAATATTGAAGCTACCAAGAAAGCCAATGAAGGTATTCAGAAGAGTATTGATGCATTGTTAACCAGACAAAGTGCTTGGCGCACACAACATGCTAACGAAATAGAAAAAATTGGTCGTGCAATTGTGGAACTTGAAAGTGTTGACATTGATTCCGAAGTAGCAAAGCATGCAGAACTAAAAGTTTACGATGAAAGTGCTGCCAAACTAAAAAGTTTGAACAAAGAACGTGCTACTCTAGAAAGTGCGCTGGCCCAAGCAGAAAAAAGTCTAACAAAGTACACAAAAGAATTAGAAAGTCTAGCAAACAAAACATGTCATGCTTGCGGACAACAGCTGCATGACCACAAACATGAAGAAATGAATGGCCTGGCTGTGAAACATTTGGAAGAAGCCAACACATATTTTAACAAAGTTACAAAAGATCTAGGCAAGATTGTTAAAGAATTAGAAACAATTGGGGATATCAATGGAAGGCCCAACACCTATTACGATAGTTTAGAGCAGGCTCTCAAGCATCAGAACAATTTAAAGACATTGGAAACACAATTCATTACCAAAGCAGACGAAACTGATCCATATCAAGAGCAAATAGACGAACTCACTGACACAGCCATGCAAGAAATTTCGTGGGATGGGGTTAATAATCTCAATAGTCTCAAAGATCACCAAGAGTTTTTACTTAAATTATTAACCAGCAAAGACAGTTTTATCCGTAAAAAGATTATAGACCAGAATTTGGCCTATCTAAACAACAGACTTACCCACTATCTTGACAAGATGGGACTGCCTCACACTGTGGTATTCCAGAACGACCTCACTGTTATTATCACACAACTGGGTCAGGACTTGGACTTTGATAACTTGAGTCGTGGTGAACGCAACAGATTGATACTGAGTTTGTCATGGGCATTCCGCGATGTGTGGGAAAGTTTGTACCAACAGATTAATTTGTTGTTTGTTGATGAACTTATTGACAACGGATTAGACTCAGCTGGTGTGGAAGGTGCCCTTGCTGTGCTTAAAAAGATGAGTCGTGAACGCAAAAAGAACATTTTCTTGATCAGTCACAAGGATGAATTGATTGGTCGCGTCAACAATGTGCTCAAGGTTATCAAAGAAAATGGATATACCAGCTATGCCAACGACTTGGAAGTCACAGAATGAAGGTGAGTAGCATCAATGTCCAAGCACGTTGATTCCAGTCCGTATCAAAATGAACAGTCGCATGAACAACTCATGGCGGCTTTTCGAGAATATTTTAAGGCAAATCAAGATTGGCAAGCCAAAGGCACACGCAGAGCAGGCGAAAATATGCGCTACTGGTTAGCACAAATTAGAATCATAGCAAAACAACGTAGAGAACATGTTCAACAATACCGTGTGTACTTGGACACAACCAAACGTGAACGCAAGGCAAATCAAAACGGCACAGGCGAGGATCAAGATAGCACTAACTAGTGTATGTCTTGGTACTACGAAAATCAATTAATAGAAAAATTGCCCGAGGAGTGTGTTGGGTTTGTTTATCTCATAACAAACACAGTCACTGGGCGCATGTACATAGGCAAAAAATTAGCCAAATTTGCAAAAACTTCTTACAAAGTAGTCAAGTTAAAGAACGGCACCAAGAAGAAAAAGAAAATCCGCAGCAAAATTGACAGCGATTGGCAGGACTACTATGGTTCCAGCGATGAGTTAGGCAAAGATGTTGTGCAGTTAGGTCAAGAAAACTTTCGCAGGGAAATACTATTTTATTGTACGTCCAAGGCAGAAACGTCATACATAGAGGCACGAGAACAATTTACACGCAGGGTATTGGAATCTGACAAATACTACAACGGTCAGATATCTGTTCGTGTCCATGGCTCCCACATCAAAGGCAAAAAGTTAAACGGTTAAAGCAAGCACAAGCCAATTTCATGTGCCCGTATACCTGGATCTCGGATCGCAGGGAGGGAAATTCTCCAGCCGTTAGGAGTACTCAGCAACTATCCTTTACAGGACGACGATCAGATATGCCTTCACTCAACTGATTTTGCTGTTTGAAAAGATTTTAAAAGGCTAAAAGAGGGGAATACTCCCCACGTACACACGCATGTTAGCGTATGAGTGTGTGCCGCCGTTGTGATAAGACAGCATGATTAGGTACCGGATAACCGCCTAAGCTAGTAGAAATACTTGTAGTGCAAACGCTAAGTGAACTGCTCAACTCAGATAATGTTCAAATAACTTTGCCCGCAAGGGCTAAGTGTGACTACACAATCTAGATAATATTAAAACTGCTTCGCAGTTGATTGTTCTAAAAAATGAAAACAGTTCGAGCGAAAGCGAAGAACAGAAGAACGCAAGTTCTTCTTCACAGTAAAGGCATTCGTGTTTCTTTAGTGGTTTCGATATTTTCGTTGATCACATTATAGATCATATCACGATCTTCAAAACTATAGAGCTGTAGCAATTCATCCACTGTGACACCTCCACGCATGTACCACGAGATTCTAAACAGTTCTTGCTTGAACTCTTTGATCTGACCGTCTAGCCTAATTAATTTCTGTTGAATTTCCTGAGGAGAGAGGTTAATTAGGCTTTTACGAAAAAATTTGATTGATCAAGTTCCACAGATAGGTTGGTTTCAGTAGCGCATGTTTCGCACTTCACAGGAAACGTTGGCATAGCCCATCTATCATTGTTCTTGTAATTTTGTTGCTTGATGGCTTCAAACACTGAGCGATCAGCATTGTCCAACCATTCCATGATCCAATTGCGTTCAGTCACTACTTGATCCGCTGTGCTGACACTTTCAATGGTGTACTTGTAGATATCATTTTGAATTTTTGCTAGGTCTTTAAACAGTTCAGTTATTAATTTTTGTTTTTCTTCTTCATTGGTTATAACATCAGTGTTGGCAATCTTTTGTTGTAATTGAAAATTAATCAGATTAAATTCAGTACTTTGTTTGTAGGTCAACGGAGTCAGCTGAATAGTGAGATCATCCAGTACAATTTTGTTATCATATACACAGTTCATAAAGTGTTCAATCACCCGGTTCATGTCCAAATCATATTCGTTTTCAGTGGCGCAGTTGTTGCAAGTGTGTGTAACAGCCATTTCATTACCGTATGTGGCAATTCTAATAGCGGCTAGAATCATTGTGATATCAATATTGGACAGTTCCCACGGGTCCTTGACGTTGGGACAACAGCTGGCAATGATGGTGGCTGTGCTTGATCCTGATAACAATGCATCGGGAGTTTTGATTATGATTTCATCCATGCCAGTCATACCGTACACTGGCATGTGTGTTATGTCGCCTTGAATTGTGCCAGGTTTGCTAAAAACGCCCCCAGATGGCAATTTGATAAAAACTTTTGGTTGTCTAAAATATTTCTGTAGCGGGTTGTTGGCCATGTTATTACTCCGTTTGTATTGTATTTATATGCGTACTTTTTGGGGTATTTTTATTTGAACACTGATAAATGGTAAATATCTATTATGAAAGTCTATGAAATCATTACTCCACAGCCCTTGAACGAATTTGCATTGAAAGATTTAAATCCGTTCAACTGGGGCAAAGGCGACGAAAAAACTGACACATGGGAAAAAGCTGCTGGTCGGTCTGCTGCCGCGGGCGGTGTTGCGGGAGGCGCAATAGTTGCAACTGGCACAGCAGCCATGATGTGGACCAGCATTGGCAAAGCCGCTGACAAAGATGCCAGAGATGCCAGAGAAGCCAGCAAAGCCCAGTGGGTCAAACGTCTGGGCAACTGGGCTGCAATCTTAAAACTGATTCAGGCTTTTGAAATGCTTGCTGAAACCAAGTATAGATTGTATGTGCTGGAACAGAGATATCTCAAAGGCGAACTGAACAAACAACAATTTGCTGACTATCAAAAAGCATTTTTAGGACTAGCTCAAATACAATTCTTCTCACCTTGGCTTGTGGGCATACTGGCCAACATGAAAATTGTTCAATTTTTGGCCAGACTGATATTTGGAGTTTTAACTTTGGGTGTTGGATTTTTCACTGGAGGTGTGGCTGCTATATTGGGTATTGGGTTGCAACTTGCTGTGTTCACAGCACTACAACAATTTTTACGCAGCAGTGCATTTGAAAATTGGATGTTTAATCATGCCTTAAACTTTCTAATATTAGCAGGTGAAATTCCGTACGAATCCTGGAGTCTGTTGAGACAGTATGTGCTTAGTGAAGTTCCCATATTGGGCAAGTACATAGACAGTGGTGGCAACCCTGGCATGGGATATGCAGATGCCATGGCCGCTAAGAAGAAAGAAGTCAACCCCAAAGCTGCAGAAGAAGACGAAAAAGTCACTAACTTTGGTAAAATAAACAAAACCAATGCTCGCAAAAACGCTGTGGTTATTGACGGAACTAACATAGTGAGCCCAGATGGAACATTGAACGATTATGCGTTTATGAAACTAAGTGTGCAGAATTATATTTCATTACATCCAGATGATCCAGAAGTTAAAAAGATACCCAGCATACCAAGAGCAGCTAATTCCATATACAAATAACATTAACTACCTACTTTTTAAATCCTATAAATATACTATATTTCTAGGATTTTTTTATGGCCGATACTATCAACATCAGTGATGACTCGTTAGACCGATTAGCACAACGATTAAAAGGCATGAGTGGAAATTCTACCGGAGGTGGCAAGGAAGAGAAAGCAGGCCTTGGCGGATTTGGTGAAGCACTGGGCAAAGCTTCAAAGGATTTCAATCCTTTAGCAGATGCTTTAAAATTAGGTGGGGCTGCTGCAGAAGGCATGAGCAAGGCCTATAATGCAGTGAGGCAAGAAGTTCAAGACGGGTTGGGCACTTGGAGAAAACTCAGCGATAGCGGCGCCAGCTTTAGCAATGACATAATAGGCATGCAAGCCGCAGCTGTTGGCTCTAGATTAACTCTAGATGAATTTGCAGATGTAATGAAAAAGAATTCAGGAAACTTCAACGGTCTTGGCGGCAATGCAGCCAAGGGTGCTGAACAATTTGCTCGACTCAGCAAAGAAATGGCCGATAGCGGAGTAAATGATGATTTACGACGCTTGGGTATGTCCAGTAAAGATATTAATGAAGTGTTGGCATTGCAAGTGGGCTTGCAACAAAACATCAATATGGACAACGAACAACAACGTAAAAAAGCCATAGAGTCAGCTGTTAAATTAGCAACTGAAATGGACAGCATGGCCAAACTAACGGGAGTTAGCCGCAAAGAGCAAGAAGAAAACATGAAGAAAGCTCAAGCGGACATGCAGGTTGAAGCTAAAATGCGAATCATTGGCGCAAAAGAAGGCCCTGAAGCTGAAGCAAAAGCTCGTGCAATATACGCAGAACAATATAATGCAGCACAACTTCGTGGACAAGGACAAATGTTCAAAGAAGTGTTTGCCACAGGCACTATTCAAAGTCAGGAAGCTGCAAGTCAAGTGGCAGTATCTGGTCGTGAAGCACAGATGACCATGGCTCAGGCCAAGGCCACAGCTGCTGGCGATGCCAAAGCTGCAAGTGAATACAGTAAACAAGCCCAGATAGAAGCAATTAAAAACGGCCAAGATGTTAATAAATTAAATCTTGCTGTGTATTCCAGCAATACTGAAGCTGGCAAGGCAATGAAAGACAGCATGACAGCTAATTTGGGTATGGCCAAAGCAGAACAAGCTGTTAGAGCAAAAATGGAAAAAGACGGCTCACTGGCCGGCATGTCAGAACAACAAAAAGCTGCAAAAGTTCACGAAGAAACACTGGCACAGATAAAACTTGAACAGACTAACAAAAACGCAGACGGCACAAACAAAGCTGGCAGTGAAAGTACTGATGCACTATTGAAAATGGGACGTGCTGCCGGAGACGTTAAAAGTGCTTTCATGGACGAAGTGGTAAAACCAATAAATGAAAAAGTTGGGCCAGCACTGAATTCAATTGCAGAAAAAGTAATACCTGCGCAAGTAACAAGAAACAAAACAGCTGCAGAAGGCGGTGGCCAAGAAACTGTAGGTTCAGG